CTCGGCACCGTGTATTCGACCGTCACCGTCACGGCTGCGGCCAGGATCTCGTCGCCGGCCTCGCCCAGGAGCGGGTCGATGGTCGGCTGCCCAACCGTCACCCGCTCTGCCAGCCCGCCCAGAGAGGCGGTGGCGGCGATGGCGTCGGCCATGGCTTGATGCAGCGCGTCGATCTCCGCCTCGCCCTCTGCCGGGCGCTGAACGTAGAGCTCGACCTGAACCTCGTGGGCGTAGTGCTCGCCCGGCTCGCCCTCGCGCAAGACGAGGAAGCCGCCGGCGGGCACGCGGGACGGCATCGCCGAGTTGCGGTCGCTCTTGGCGGCGACGCCGGAGACGGCTGCATAGAGCGCGTCCATGACGGCGCGGCGGCTCATGCGGCCTTCTTCCAGCGCTTCTTGACGTACTCGGGGATCCGCGCGACTTCCATCGCGGCGGCCCTCTCCACGTCCATGACCTTCTCAAGCTTGACCACGCGGCGGAGGATGAAGATCACCTCCGTCTTCGCCACGCGCGGGCTGGCGGCGCGGCTGATGCGGGCGGCGCCAGACTTGAGCCGGCCGCCCGTGGAATGGTCGGTGACGAGCATCGGCGGGCGGCCCCGGGCGGCAGGCACAAACCGGAGCTTGCGCCCGGTCTTCGCCTCCCACTCGCGCGGGGTGATGCGACCGCCCCGCTTGCCCTTGCCGGCGATCGGCGTCGGGATTGTCATCCACTTGACGTTGCGGGCGCGAATGGTCGCGCCGAACGCGTGGGTCCGCATGATGTGCGGGACCTTGCTCCAGACGAGCCCGTCAGCCGTCATCTTGGCCGGCGTGTCGGGCTTGACCTTGGAGCGCCAGGTGCGCGAGATGCGCACGCCAAGCCCCGCACTGGTCGTCATGAAGCGCAGCCGCTTCTTCAGCGTGTCCGTGGCTTCGACGACGCCGCCGTGAACCGCAATCTCTCCCGCGCGGATCTCGCGGGCCATCTGCTTGCGGAAGTCCGCGATTACGGCGGTTATGCGCAGCGACACCGGAAGATCCCCGTGCGCTGGTCGCGCCGCGGCTCGCCGACGATGCGGAAAGCCTCCTCGTCGATGCGGATCGTGCCGCCCTCTTCAACGACGGCGCCCTTCACATCGATCTCGGTGCCGCCGGAGTAGAAGACGGTGTCAGCGCTGAGCCCGCCAAGCATCTCGTCGCGACGCGCGGCCACGACCACGCGCACCACGAGCTCATCGTCCACGCCACCGCCGGGCGGGGTGTAAACCCCGGCCCGGCTGAGGTGACCGTTCGAGAACACGGCGGCGACCGCGGCAGCGATGACGTCCAGTTGGGTCACGCCTTCTTGCCGCGCTGGAGGCACGCCGGCTGGAGGCAGGCGATCAGCGGATAGGTCCAGTTCTCGTAGCGAACCCACTGGTCGCGGTCGCGGTCGAAGGTCTGCACGACGTACATCGGCACGCCTGGGGTGTTGACGGTCGCGAAGCTGTCGTGCGGGCCGTAGAACACCTTGAAGATGTCGGTCCCGACAGGGTAGAAGATCACCTTGTTGTCTGGGATGGCGATCGTGGTGTCGTCCGCGGTGCCGCGGAAGTTGTGCCACATGATCCCGCCGTACTCGAACGAGTTAAACGTCCGCTCGTTGCGGTACTCGCGGGCGTCGGCGAACCCCATGTAGGTATCCTTCACGGCCTTGTGGCCGCGGAGCGCTGCCGAGAAGTTCCGGCCCATGTAGCCGTGGATCATCACGTCTTCCGGCACCATGCCGTCGCTGGATCGCGACATCTGGTAGCGGACCTGCTCGCACTTGCCGAGCACGTCCGTGGTGTCGGTCGTCAGCGCGAAGTCGATCTCGGCGGCCTGGGCCTGGCCCCAGTAGTCGTACCAGTCGATGATCGTGCGGCCGTTGTTGATCCACTTGCCCTGCAGGCACGCCAGGTAGGACTGCCGGTAGGTCGCAACCATGTTACGGCGCATCATCGCCTGGCCGCGAGCCACCAGGCTCTGGAGCGTCTGGAACTGCGTGCTGTAGGGCATGCCGACGATGCCCTGAAGCTGCTCGGACTGGATCGTGATGCTGTCGTTGATCATCCGGGTGCGAACCGAATAGAACTCCGGCTGCACCAGCGTGTTTTCCGGGGGCGGCGCGCCGCGCGGACGGACGTCGAGGATGCAGAACTTGCCCTTCTCGACTTCCAGCGCGACGTCGATCGTCGGCACGGAGATCGCCTGGAAGACGCTCTCGCCGTTGAGCGTCGGCAGGAACGGCTCCTTGTTGATCTGGGTCGTCAGTTCGACGGCGGAGAACGCATCGTCCCGGAAGAAGTCGGTGATCAGTGGCATGTGCTAAAGGCTCCTGGCCCGGGACTACGCGGTGATCTGCGTGGTGCTGTACGGCCGCGCCTTGATCCCCAGCGCCCGGAGCGCGGCGAGCCCGGTTGCCTTCTGCCCTGCGTTGGCGCCGGAGAACCACTTGATCTCCAACTCCTTCACCTCGGCGTCGGTGTTGATGATAACGGCCTGAACGAGGCTGCCGCCGCCCACCAGCGTGGCCGCCAGGGCGGTGCCGTTAGAGTTGGCGCCAGCCACGACCGTATAGTCGTTGCCGGCGGTGCCGGCGGTGTCGTGCACGATCTCCAGCGTCGTCGCGGTGGCGTAGTAGGTGGCGACGGTCCACGCCGTGGTGGTGGTCGCGGCGTTGAGTTTGGCCGCGGCGGCAACCAACGTTGCCTCAAGGTCCGCGCCCTTGTTGACCTGGCCTTCACCGCTGGCGCCAGACGCCTTGAAGGTCAGCGCCTCGCCGTTCAGGGTGATCGTGGTGTCGTTGGTGGGCTGGTTGGAGAAGGTGATGCGCCCAGACGCCTTGTGCGGCACGCCGGTGCCGGTGTAGGGGTCGCTGCGCGTGCCGTCGAGGAGCAGGCCGGCGACCGTCGCGGCGCCGGCTACGCCCGAAGGGTTGTACTGCGTGTAGATGTTGGCGGCCACGTCGGTCGCGCCCTTGAGCGTGATCGGGCCGGCGAGAACGGAGCCGCTGGGCAGCTCTGTGGCGCCCACGGAAACCCAGATCTGATCGCGGGAGCGGAGCCCCTCGGCCTCGCGGACGAGGAAGAACCGGTCCATGACCGGCGGCGTGAAGGAAACCGGCGTGACTGCCATAGCGCAAACCTCCTAGTTCGCGTAGGCGCCGGCGTTCTTCAACGCGGCAACCCAGTTGTGGGGATCTTGGCTCTTCGCCTCGACGGGGCGCTTGTTGTCCACCGCCTGAGCGGCCTGGGCCGAGCAGAGGACATCGAGGGCCTTGGCGCGGACAGCGTCGATGGGGTCGCCGCGATCGAGGAACCCATCGACCATCTCCTGCGGGAGCCCGGCGCGCATGCAGATGGCCACGACCTCGCGCGCGTAGGCGGCGGAGATCTGCGGCTCAGCGGGGGGCTCGGGCTTCGGCTCGGGCACGGCGGGGGCCGGAGCGGGCTCTGGATCGGCTGCCGGCGGCAGCGGACCAGTCTCTGCCTCGGGCGCGGGCGCCTCGTCCGCCTCCGGCTCGTCTGCCGCAGGCGCGACTTTTTCTGCCTGCTCGTCCGCCTTCGCCATCGCCATAAGCGCCGCCCTCAGCCCGTTAGGAATAGATGCCCTCTTGTTTACCACGGATCGCGCCAGTTCCACAACTTTTGCACGTGGTTTTTCGTCGGCCTCGTCGGCGAACCCAGCCTCGACTGCCTCAGCGCCGGTCATGAGCGTCTCGGCCGCCATGACCTCCAGCATCTCAGATGCCCCCGCGCCGGTGCGGGCCGCGTAGATCTCGGCGGAGGTGCCGGCCAGCTTCTCCAGATCGGCCGCGGCCTTGGCCATCACAGAGGCGTCGCCCACAGCGAACGTCCACGGGTTGTGGACCATCATGGTGGCGCCTCTACGCATGACGATGCGCTCGGCGCCCATGGCCACCACGCTGGCCGCGGAGGCGGCGATGCCCTCGACCACTGCCGTGGTGTTCGGGCGAGCGGCGAGCGCATTGTACATCNNAGTCGCCGCCGACGCTGTTGATGCGGACAGTGATCTCATCGTCGCCTGAGACGTCCTTCGCGAACTGCCCGCTGCCGATGTCCCAGCCGATAACACCGTACAGCATCACCTCACGCGCCATCGTCTTCCGGCTCCTCTTCGTCATCGCCCGGTTCTTCCGGCGGCGTCTCCGGCACCATGGCGTCCGCGCCGATCTTCAGGCCGAGCTCCTTGGCCCGGGCCTGGCTGGCGGCGATACTCTCGTCCTCTTGTTGCGGATCGAGGCCCATCTCATCCTGCACGTGCTCGCGGCTGATGATGCCGGCCTTCATCTGCAGGTCGCGGGCCTGCATGTCCTTCAGCGGGTCAACCCACTCCCACTTGTGGGCTATCCAGTCGAGGCGGAGGTACCGGCGCGGGTTGCGCGCGTATCCGGGCAGGCGCAACGTGCCGCCGACCAGCCCGGCGTCGATGAACCAGCGCCAGACGGGCCGGCAAAGCTGGTGCACTATGGTCTGGTGCTGGATCGGCTCGACCTCGCGCCACCAGCGCACTTGGCTCGCGCGCTCGCTCGAGTAGTCCGCTTTGCTGGCGTCGCCGGTTAGCCCCAGGTACGGGATGCCGAACGCTACCGCGACGTCGCACGCGACCCGGTACATGAAGGGGTCAAACTCGCCGGCAAGCTGCGGCGGGGCCAGCGGCTTCCACGTCTCGCCCGGGCGCAACTCAATGAGCGTGCCGGGCGCCAACTCAATGTCTTGGATGTTCCGGTCGCCAGAGTCGTTAAGTGCGTCCTCCGCGCTGGCTGCCGGGGGCTGTTGCGCGAACGCCGGCACCCCGTCTGCCGGCGGCTCCACGACGATCGCCACGCAACTCGCCATGTGCTGGCGGGCCTGCTGGGCGTCGATGAACCGGTCGGCCTCATAGAGGCGCACAATGCCAGCGGCCATGCGCGGCATACCGCGGATCTGCCCTGGCTCCTCGGTGTCGTAGACGTGGATCACGTCTTCGGCCGGGACGCGCACGAGCTGGTCGGGCGCAGAGGCGACGGAGCGCACCTCGCCAAGCCGGGTGCAAGCGCAAGAAGTGGTATGCCGTCCTGCGGCCGATCGCGTCGAACTCGATGCCGGCACGGATCTGGTTGCCGGCGGGCGAGCCGGTGGCGCCCACAGTCTCGGACGGTCCGGTCAGCCACACCGGGAGTTGCTCTGATGCGATGCACTGGATTTGGAACGGCACGACGAGGCCGTCCTGCGGGCGCCGCCACCGGCGGCGGAAGAATGCCTCGCCGGCGGCCATAAGCTCTCGGGCCGCAAGGCGCTGCTGGCCGTAGAAGTCGGTGCGGCCGTCTGCGTCCGACTCGTCCGTCCAGTCCCTCCAGTCCTCAAGCAGTCGCTCTCGGGCAGTCTTGTTGTCGAGGCGCGGACTCGGCTTGATGCCGGTTTGCGAATGGCGTCGCGGCAGCGTCCAACCGTCACGCCGGCGTCGCGGATGATCTCCTCGGTGGCGGTGCGCTTCGATCCAGGCCAGCGGCGGAGCCGCCCTTCCTGCATTCCGCTGTCGAGGGCGGCCTGCGGCCTGATCACAGGCAGCGGCCCGGCGAACGCGTGCGGTACATGCGTCCCGCCGGCAACAGCCAGGTCGTTGACCAACGCAGATCTGGCAGCCTGCATCTCGGCGATCGAGAAGTATTCCATCTCGGTGTCGCCGTAGCGGACGCGGCGAATGCCCGCGCCCATCGCTGCGTCGAGCGCGTCGATCCTAGCCTGGATGGCGGCTGCGTCCTGCGCCAAAGACCTGGGATGCCGTTCCTATTTCACAGATCTGTATAGTACACC